CTATGATGACAGAGTGGTACTGGTCAGGTACACTGTATGCTTTCGCTAAGATGTGTGGACTACGCTTGAAGGAAGACACCCAGGCTGAGACACGTATCGTAGCTGAGAAGATCGAAGATGTTATGGCTAAACTATACCCTATATCGTGGGAAGCATTACGAGCATACGAGGATTGAGTTAACGGCGAGTCAGACCCGACTAGAGATTCCTGACTAGTATATGGCCTTTTACGGCGAAGTTCTAACACGAAGCACCAACTGTGATGTGCTCAATAAAAACGAGTTAGACCCGACTAAAGATTCCTGACTAGTATGTGGCCTCTTACGGCGAAGTTCTGACACGGAGTGGCAAACTGTGATGCACTCAATACCGTGACCACCCTGAGCAAGGTGTAAAACTGCTCCCTTATAAGGAGAAATAGAATGACTAATGAACAAAAATACTGCGAGAGCTGCCTTGAATTCCATACGGAGGACAAGTGCAAAGGCAAGCAAGAAACGCACCCATGCCCATATTCTGAGGAAATTTCCAGAGATGTGATTTATTGTGACTGTTGTGACTTCCAGTATGGGGAATGCTGCGATGCAATATAGCTATATGAATATCATGAAGGGGAAGAATGATGACTGACTCAGGTATGATAGGAGTAGAACAAGTAGAGGAGCACGAGGATGGTAGTGCCACCTATCAGTTCCACTTGGATAACAACTGTGCCAAGCTACTACAAGAAGAAGGGCTGAAGCTAGTTCTGTACTGTGCAGCTGCAAAGCTAGACTTGCAGGTAGTGTATGACTTTATTGAGGATCACATCAAGTACCAGAAAGATGAACTAACAGAGTATGAGTTTGGTACTGATGACACAAACAAGTGTGTAAGCTGTGATGGCCCAGCGCAAGATGACTTTTGTAGTTTCTGCTTGGAGGAAGAGTAATGTATACTGTAGAGTTTGAACCAGATGCATCTGTAATAAAGTCATTAGATGAATCGGATACATGTGAAGACATAGAAGTTATCATAGCTGATGATGGGATAGTATTCCTTCGCCAGTTCGTAGAAGAGTTAAACAGACACGAGATAATATCAATTACATATCAGCAGCTACTAGATATTATGGCTGCACTTAAGTCACCTGAAGGAGCATTCTATGCAAGATTCAAACCCGCCAAAGACAGCAATCGTTGATACCCGTGTACCGCTTGGTTATGTCTACGTTGATTTACCTGTTGACGAAGTACTAGAAGCGTGTCGCATGTACATCAATAACAAAAAGTTTGACAATGCACTTGACGCTGTGTATGACGGTAGTCATATTGAAAGCTGGGACTACTGGTCACAAGGAGATGTGAAATGAAAGAGCTACAAGAAGAACTAAAGGAATGGCAAGCTAAGCTACAACACCCTAAGCTTGAAGCATATGAGCGTAAGTTGATCCAGTGTGAGATCGCATACTTACAGAAAGAAATACAGGATAGGCAGTACACAAAGAAGAAAGAGTACGCCTAACCACAGTCTTAGAGGAGACACAACATGATGGAACTAGCTTTACTCCGCACGATGTTGGACAAAGAGTTCTATGAGAATCACAAGGGTATCCGTTGCCCTGATAAGATATTCACTAAGGATGTACGTAAGATCAAGCAGACCTTAGACTATGCAATGGATACGTATGACAAGACACTGACACCCTCTGAGTTAGAAGCTTTGTTCTATGCTAACAACAACAGCATGACTACAGCTAACAAGGAAGCGTATCGTGATCTGTTCAACAAGATTGCTAGAGAGAACCCACTCAACAAAGAGATCGCTGATGATGTACTGTCTAAGTTATTCCAACAGGTAGTCGGTGAAGAGATTGCTAACCTTGGCTTTGACTATGTTAACGGTAGCAAGAACACACTTGAACCATTACGTAACTTACTACGTGACTATCAAGATGACTTCATGCCTAACCTCAAAGTAGATTGGGATGACATAAGCATTGAGACACTACTAGAAGCTAACGACATTCAATCACAATGGAAGTGGAACATACCATCCCTACGCCGTAAGGTTGAGGGTATCAGTGGTGGTCACTTAGTTGTTGTAGGTGCACGTCCTAACACAGGTAAGACTAGCTTCCACGCTAGCACTATCGCTGCGCCAGATGGCTTCGCACACCAAGGCGCTAAGTGTATGATCCTCTGTAATGAGGAAAGCTATGAGCGTGTGGGTGCACGTTACCTTAGTGCTGCTACCAGTATGAGTATGGATGAAGTTAAGAACAACATGCCTGTCGCTGCTTTACGCTACAAGCCTGTCAAAGAGAACATCTTTATCAAGGATAGCACAGGTAAAGACATGTCATGGGTAGAGGCTATCGTTAAAGCATACGAGCCAGACATCGTAGTGCTAGACATGGGTGATAAGTTTGCAGCTAAGACAAGTGACAAGTCAGATGTGTATCTGAAAGAGGCAGCTATCCACGCACGTAACATTGCTAAGCAATACGGTTGCGCTATCATATGGATGTCACAGCTATCTGCTGTAGCTGAAGGTATGGTACGTGTAGATCAGTCAATGCTAGAAGGATCAAAGACAGGCAAGGCAGCAGAGGCTGACCTGATGGTACTGATCAGTAAGAATAGACCTGTTGAAGGTGGGGATGATGAAGAGGGTAACCAACGCCATCTCAACATTGCAAAGAATAAACTGAAAGGTGGATGGCATGGTGTAGTACACTGTGAGTTAGACGGTGAACGGAGTCAGTACCTTGCGTAATGTATTAGATGTAGAGAACACAACAACTAAACGTGATGGCAAGACTATCATGGACCCGTTTGAGCCAGGCAATACACTGACACAGGTAGGTGTTCTTGATGTAGATAACTGGAAGAATGAGAACATCATTACGCTTGACCATGTAGAGTACAAGGATACAAGTGGTAACGGTAGAGCCGTGCTTCAATCTATCCTAGACATGACTACTCTACTTATCATGCACAATGCACAGCATGACTTGATGTGGCTATGGGAATGTGGCTACAAGTATGATGGTCCTATCTATGACACGATGCTGGCAGAGTACCTGCTTATGCGTGGACAGAAGATACCTGTAGGGTTAGAGGCATGTGCTGAACGCAGACAGCTAGACTTCCAGAAGGATGACACGCTGAAGCGTTACTTCAAGGAAGGATACAACACAAATGAAATACCTCTCAACGAGCTTAGTTTTTATCTCAGGCATGATCTGCTCACAACTCGTGAGTTGTTCCTCAGTCAAGAACATGACTACGCCCAACCAGAATCGGCTTCCCTTCTTCCAGTCAGAGAAGTCACCTTCAACACCTGTAAAACCCTCACAAGAATGTACATGTCAGGATTCTGTGTGGATAACAACGCCCTTGAAGTAGTGCGTAAGGAGTTTCAGAATGAGAAAGCACAGATCGAAGAACGTCTTCAGCAGCAAGTCAGGGAACTTATGGGGGACACACCTATCAATCTCAACTCTCCAGAGCAAATGTCCCAAGTTGTATTCTCAGTTGCGATCAATAACAAAAAGGAATGGGCTGCGCTCTTCGACTATGTTGAAACACAAGAAGAGTTTAAAGCGGCGGTTAAAGCTAACACGACTCCGTTACTCCGTACCAAGGCTTTCACCTGCCCGACATGCAATGGGGAAGGCAAAACGTACAAAGTAAAGAAGGATGGTACACGCTTCAAGAAGCCTAACAACTGTAAGGATTGTGATGCACGTGGGTATCAGCTAAAGAAGATCAACAAGATGGCAGGGCTATGCTTTGCTGCACCAAGTAAGAAGTGGGTAACAGCTAATGGGTTTGGCACAGGCAAAGACAACTTGGATGTACTCATTGCGACTGCTAAGAATAATGGCATGGATAGTGCTGTGGACTTTCTTACTGACGTTAAAAGGCTTTCTGCTATTTCTAGTTACCTTAGTAGCTTTGTTGATGGTATCGACATTTATAGAAAGCAAACCACAGGGATGCTACACGTGGGACTCACTCAGCACATCACCAGTACAGGTAGATTCTCTGGACGCAATCCCAACATGCAAAACATGCCAAGAGGTGGAACCTTCCCCGTGAAACGTGTCTTCGTGTCAAGGTGGAGTGGCGGTAAGATATGTGAGGCTGACTTTGCCCAGCTTGAGTTTAGAACTGCTGCGTTCCTTGCACAAGATGAAGTTGCTATGGAAGAAATTGCTACAGGGTTTGACGTACACAGTTACACAGCACAGGTTATCACTGATGCAGGTGAACCTACGTCACGCCAAGAAGCCAAGGCCCACACCTTTGCTCCACTCTTCGGAGCTACTGGATACGGTAGAAGCAAGGCTGTTGCTGCATACTACGAACACTTCACAGAGAAATACAAAGGCGTAGCCAAGTGGCACAAGAAGTTAGCTGATGAAGCAATGCGGTTCATGAAGATCACTAATGTGAGTGGCAGACAGTACGCTTTCCCTGATGTGACAAGACGTAGCAACGGTAGTGTGACACACTTCACGATGATCAAGAACTATCCAGTACAAGGTTTTGCTACAGGTGATGTTGTACCTGTTGTGCTATGTGAGATAGAGCGTAGGCTTTGGGATATGCAATCATGTTTAGTTAACTCTGTACACGATTCAGTAGTGATTGACGTACATCCAGACGAGACTAAAGAAGTAATACAAACTATTACGGATATGAACGAAGACTTAAACTCTTTAGTTGAAAAGGCTTACGGTGTTACCATGAATGTGCCTCTATTATTAGAAGCAAAACTTGGTGATAATTGGCTTGACATGTCTGACGTTTAGAGTATAACTAAGCATCTTTTAACTTTACGAAAAGGAAGTAAGTATGAGTACAGAACTATCAATCGCAAACGATCTTGGTATGTCTTTGGCTGAAGCCATTGGTGTAACATCATCAGGTGGTGAGACAAAGAGTGTGTCCCTACCACGGGTTAACCTGATCCACAACGGTATCATGGGTAACATCGAAGTCAATGGCAAGTCAGTCAAGACTGAAGTAGTACCTACAGGTGCATACAAGATTTCACGTGGTGAAGATAACGTAGTGTATAGCGTTAACCCTAGCATTCGTATCTTTGCTGTACGTCAACAGTGGAGCAAGTGGAACTCTGCTGAAGAGATCATGATGAAGACTGTCATGAGTACAGACCTGAAGGGTGACCTAAAAGATAACATGGGTACGTTCAACCTGGGTAGACCTTCTGGTTACATTGAAGACTGGAACTCTGTGCCTGAGAAGACTAAGGACTTGATCCGTAGCATTAAGCGCAAGAAGATTGTCTTCGGTATGCTGACAGCTAATGATTGCATTGACGAGCAGGGCAATCCTGTTGAGACTATTAGTGAGCCTATGCCGTTTGTGTATGAGGTATCACCGTCAAGCACTAAAGCATTGGACAATGCGCTGGGTTCACTAACACGTAAGAACATCTTACCTATCCAGTACACGTTCAACTTAGGTGCAGAGGAAGGTACATTACCTAACGGTAACACCTATGCTATCATGAAACTTAATGCAGGAGACAAGGTAGACATTACCCCTGAAGATCAGGATACCCTGAAGAACTTCATGGAGTACATCGAATACCAGAACTCTTACATCCTAAGTCAGTGGGACGAGAAGAACAAAGAGACTATCTCTGAAGCTGACGCAGATATTGTGGCTGAGTTTGTCAACGTAGAAGAGGCAGACTAATGAACCACCCTGCTGAACTAGCTGTCTACGATTACCTAGCTCGTGCTAGTAAAGGTGAGACAGACATGGCTGAAGACATCCGTAAGCAAGTAGCTGCTGATGTAGAGGCTGCATTAGAGAAACAGTTCAGCAGCGGTCCACGTGACAAGTTTAAACTACGGATGTCCAACATTGGGCGTCCGACTTGTCAGTTGTGGTTTGAGAAGAATGAACCTGAAGAGAAAGCACCTCTACCACCACACTTCCTAATGAACATGATCATTGGGGATATTGTAGAGGCTGTCTTCAAAGGACTTCTTCGTGCTGCTGATGTTGACTTCAAGGACAACGATAACGTTACGCTTAAGCTTAGTGATGGTACTGAGATCAATGGCGAGTACGACATGGTTATGGATGGCAAAGTGGATGACGTTAAGTCTGCATCTCCTTGGTCATACAAGAACAAGTTTGCTAGCCTAGAAGCATTAGCACAAGGTGATGGCTTTGGGTATATCCCCCAGCTAGTTGGCTACGCTACTGCAGCAGAGCTAGACGTTGGTGGTTGGTGGGTAGTGAACAAAGCTAACGGTGAGTTTAAGTACGTAGATGCATCAGGTGTAGACACTGGTGAGGTACTTGAACGAGTCGAAGCTACTGTGTCACACATCAACGAAGACAAACCGTTTGAGCGTTGCTACGAGGCTATCCCTGAGACTCACTATCGTAAGGCTACAGGTAACCTAAAGCTTGGTTCTGAGTGCGGCTTCTGCTCATTCAAACACAAGTGCTGGCCTAACCTACAGACACTACCTGCTGTTAAGTCTACAGCACAGCAACCGCCTATGGTGGACTATGTGTTAGTACAACCTGAGTACTTAGAGGATGAGCGTGGCGCAGCGTAGACACTTGAAGAGCTATCGCAGTGGCCTAGAGAAAGAGGTTGCTGCGTGGCTCAAAGATAAACAAAAGAAAGTCAGATACGAACAGCTTAAGGTAGAGTGGGAAGACTTAAAGTATAGAACCTACACTCCTGACTTCGTGCTTGACAACGGTATCATAATAGAAACTAAAGGCATATTTGATTCAGCAGATAGACGTAAACACCGTGAGGTACAGCGCCAACATCCTGAGTTAGATATACGCTTTGTATTCAGTAATGCTAACGCTAAGCTTTACAAAGGTGCTAAGTCTAGGTATTGTGATTGGTGTGACAAGTACGGCTTTCAATGGGCGCACCGTGTGATACCTGAAGAGTGGTTGAAAGAAGATGGTGAAGAGATCAAAGTCAAACGAATAGAAGTCAAAACAAAAAGGAAAGTATAATGGGACATACATTAAGGGACGATGAACTAGCTATCGTCATACGCCCTAACAACTATGAAGATGAATGGGATGGTGATTGCTCTATAGAGCTAGTTACATCTAAGGATAACCCAGTACCTAACGTAGTTATGGCACACATCATGAATGTAGCTACGCTGATGTCAGCATTCCTTGATGTAGCAGCAGAACATCCTGATGTGTATGACTTAGTAGAAGAGCATCGTAACTATCTTATGGGTATCGAAGATGAAGAAGAAGAGCTACAAGTTACACGTGAAGGTAACGTATACTCATTGAACACATGGACTAAGACGAAGGGTAACGCATGAAGATAGAACCAACACTAAAGAGTATGCTACTTGAAGATGACATTGATCCAGTAAACAAACCTGTGCATTACAACCAAGCTGGTATTGAATGCATTGAAGCTATCGAAGCTATGACTGAGAACATGTCAGGACATACAGCACCACACGCAGCTAACGTACTAAAGTATCTCTGGCGGCACGAATACAAGAATGGTCTTGAAGATATTGATAAAGCTATCTGGTATCTCAACAGACTACGCAAACGTTACACGGAGTTACATAAATGATAAATGAAGATGACATAGAAGCAATGCGCCCACGTATGCCACACGAGAAAGTAGCAGACTTTATTGTAGCATTCAAAGGTTCACTAGACCCACGCTTGTGGATCAGCTTGATTGATGAAGAGCTAGCAGAGTATCGTGCTGAGAAGTTTGGTACACACAACCACTTGAAGGAACTGTGTGATCTACTATATGTATCGACAGGGCTATCACTTACAGTACCTGAACATATAGGAATGCTAATGCGTGATGATGAACGAGAGAAGTCTCTCAAGCAGCAAGGGCAGGTCAGTCGTGCATTAGAGGAAGGCTTGCAGTACTACGGTGAGGATGTATTCATGGAAGCATTCGCACGTGTGCATGACAGTAACATGTCTAAGCTAGACAGCAATGGCAATCCTATCCTACGTGAAGATGGCAAGGTTATGAAAGGGCCAAACTATAAGAAGCCCGATCTTACTGATTTACTGGAAAAGGCGGCATGAAGTTTGATATTAAAATGACTATAGATATAGATGAAGAAGACAACATACTTCCTATATCAGAAGAGATGTATGAGGAAACTGTGAAGCAGCTTATACAGGATGTTGTATACGATATAGATGCAGAGATTAAACAGATAGAGGTGAAACAAAAATCATGAGCAACTACTTACCGACAGACTACCAATCATTTATTCATAAATCACGTTACGCTAAATACTTTGACGACTACGGACGTGAGTCATGGGATGATACCGTGACACGTTACTCTACTAATGTCATTGGTGACAAAGTAGATGCTGAGACTAAGCATGACCTAGAGCAAGCTATTTTAGGGTTAGAGATCATGCCATCTATGAGAGCTATGATGACTGCTGGCCCAGCGCTAGAGCGTGACAACACAGCAGGGTACAACTGTTCATACCTACCCGTAGATGACCCTAAGAGCTTCGACGAAGCGATGTACATCCTCCTCTGCGGTACTGGAGTCGGCTTCTCTGTTGAACGTCAATACATATCTAAGCTTCCCGAAGTGCCTGTCCTCTATGACAGTGACACTACCGTTGTCGTTAAAGATAGTAAGGAAGGGTGGGCTAAGGCTTTCCGTCAAGTGTTGGCACTCCTATGGGCTGGTGAGATTCCTAAGTGGGATGTCTCTCGTGTACGTCCTGCAGGTGCAAGACTAAAAACCTTTGGCGGTAGAGCATCAGGCCCAGCGCCTTTGGTAGACTTATTTAACTTTGCTATAAAAACATTTACTGAAGCACAAGGACGTGAGTTATCTTCTATAGAATGCCATGATATAATGTGCAAGATAGGAGAGATTGTTGTAGTGGGTGGTGTTCGTCGTAGTGCTATGATATCTTTGTCTAACTTAGGCGATGATTGTCTACGCCATGCTAAGTCGGGCATCTGGTGGGACGAACCAGAGAAGAACATATATCGTTTCGGCTATAGAGCATTAGCTAATAACTCAGTGGCATACACTAAGAAACCTAGCATCGAAACATTTATGAGGGAGTGGCTAGCTCTAGTAGAGAGTAAGTCAGGAGAGCGAGGAGTATTTAACCGTGAAGCATCTAAGAAACAAGCTGCTAAGTATGGCAGACGTGATCCTAATCATGAGTTCGGAACTAACCCGTGTAGTGAAATCATATTGCGGCCTTATCAGTTCTGCAATCTTACGGAAGTTGTGGTACGTGCTACAGACAGTGTGGAAGACTTGGAGCGAAAAGTCAAGTTGGCAACAATTCTGGGAACTATCCAGTCCACCTACACTAAGTTCCCGTATCTGCGAAAGGTGTGGCGAGACAATACTGAGGCAGAACGACTGCTTGGAGTGTCGCTAACAGGTATCATGGATAACCCATTGATGACTTCTAAGAACAAAGGATTGGAGAAGACCCTTGAACACTTACGAAATGTCGCAGTTGATACTAATGCTGTTTGGGCTGAACGTCTTGGTATCCCTGTATCTGCTTCTATCACTTGCGTTAAACCATCTGGGACGGTATCACAACTTGTGGACTCTGCTAGTGGCATCCATGCTCGTCATAACCCTTATTACATTCGGACTGTACGGGGAGATAACAAAGACCCTCTTACCCAGTTCATGATTGATCAAGGCATCCCTGCTGAGCCTTGTGTGTTTAAGGGTGATACAACTACAGTGTTTAGCTTCCCACAGAAGTCACCTAACAAAGCTGTAACACGTAATGATATGACAGCTATTGAGCAGCTAGAGACATGGCTTACGTATCAGCGACACTGGTGTGAGCATAAACCATCGGTGACTATCTCAGTTCGTGACCATGAATGGCTAGCTGTGGGTGCGTTTGTATACGAACACTTTGACGAGATGTCAGGCGTATCATTCCTACCATACAATGACCATACTTATCAGCAAGCACCCTACCAAGACTGCACGAAGGAAGAGTATGAAGAGCTACTGAAGCTAATGCCTAAACGTATTGATTGGTCTAAGCTAAACGAGTACGAACAGGAAGACAACACAGTTGCTATGCAGACAATGGCTTGCTCTGGTGATAGCTGTGAGATAGTAGACCTAGTATGAACCAATATGTTGTAGTAGGTAGAGCCGACTGTATGTACTGCAGCAAAGCGGTAGGGCTTATAAGAGATAACGGGGGAGTGGTAAATTACTACTCTCTCAACGATTCAAAGTGGATACTTGACTTATTCAAGAAAGCTGATATACGTACAGTACCACAAGTTTGGACAATAGGTGGCGACTACATTGGTGGCTACCAAGAACTAGAGAAACATATAGAAGGAGATTAATATGTTCGCAACAGTAGTATCAACGTTTGTAGCCTTTATGGTTACGGTAGGTGTTGTCAAAGATGTAGCAGTACCAGCAGGTGAATATGCTATTGAGAAAGGCACAGATGCTTACGTAGCAGGTAAAGAATTAATTGTTGGCACAGAGGCTGACTAAGACTGTAAGGCTCAGCGTTAAGGCGCTGGGCTTTTCTTTAACGAGGAGAATAGTATGACTGACTGTATATGGTGTGGCGTAGAGCTAAACGAAGATAATTGGTACACATCCAGTAAAAAGAAGAAAGACTATAAATGTAAGTCTTGCATTAAAGGTAAAGAAAATGCTTACAATCAAAGTAAGATTTACATAAACGGTAAATACGTCCCACGTAAAAGTCCTTGGTATAAAATATTAAAACCAGGATTTTATAAAAACATCAACGATGCTATCTTTAAACAGTCTAGCATAAGTGATGTTAAAGAAGGTTACGTATACGTTATAACAAACAAGGCATGGCCTGATTGGGTTAAGATAGGTATGGCTATTGATGCTAATGATAGACTTAATGGTTATCAAACTAGCAGCCCACACCGTGACTACGTACTAGAACACAGTGTATATTCTAATGATAGACGCAAGTCAGAGCAAGAAGCACATACTAAAGCAGCTAAGCTTGCAGAGGAAGCGAATGGAGAATGGTTTAAACTAACTGTAGAACAAGCAATAGAGGTATTAAATAACCTAGATGAACATAGACTTGGAACCGCCGAAGAAGCAAACACGGACACGCCGAAAGACAAACTACAAGAACGCTCAATCCAAGCAGACCTCTGGACTTATACCCAGAACAGAAAGACAGCGTGAGTTTCTTGAACATCTAAAGTCATACAATCAAGTGTTTGTACTTGGACCTGCAGGGACTGGTAAGACCTACGTCACAGCAACCTATGCAGCAGACTTGTACACACTCAAAGAGATTGACAAGATTGTTATCACACGCCCTCACGTAGCTGTAGGTAAGGACATCGGGTTCCTACCTGGTAGCTTAGAAGAGAAGGTTTACCCTTGGGCTTTACCTGTGCTTGACGTGTTAGAGAAACACTGGGGTAAAGGTACACTAGAGACAGCCATCAAGAACAACAATGTAGAGATGGCTCCTCTAGCTTTAATGCGTGGGCGTAGCTTTGACAATGCATTCATTATAGTAGATGAAACGCAGAACATTACTACGCACGAACTTAAGATGTTGTTGACTCGTGTAGGTGAAGGTAGTACAATAGTACTTAATGGTGATATACAACAGTCAGACTTGAAGGAAGGTGATGGTCTGTCTAAAGTAATTCACCTAGCAAAGAAACACATGATACCTGTACCTGTTGTAGAGTTTGGTGTGGATGACATTATACGTAGTGACATCTGTGCACAATGGGTAAAGGTCTTTATGAAGGAAGGTATATGACACTAGAGAAAGAGGCAGAAGCGTTTATCTCTGGGAGACAGAAACAGTTTAGGGCAGGGTTACATGAAGGTGTTAAGAATCTACGACAATACATAGTAGATAACTTACACAGCACAGAAGAGAAACACGAAGCACTGAAGAACTTAATAGAGGTGCAGATGTGGTCAGAACGAAGTGCAGAAATACATGGTATTAAAAAGTAAAGGGGCCGCTTGGCCCCTCTCTTTATTCGTATATATCTTTTAAGTAGTCCACGTAGTCCATAAAGAACTGTAACTCTGAGTACGACATATCCTCTACCGTACCCCTGAAGTTAAACCTATCACGCATTGCATCAAGAGCTTTATTGCGTAGTTCTTTGTTACCGTGTGAGCTAGCCTTACGTTTGATAGCTAGCATACGCTTCTCTGGTGCAGCATACTTTTGTAGAGACTTACGTACACGAGTCTTAACGTCTGACAATGTACTCTTCAACATAGCACGTTTACCTGTAAGATCAGCATTGCTAAACTTAGGGTCACGTAGTAGCTTATCAGTTGCACGTTCTAGTACAGGAGCTAGTGTCTCATTAAACACTTTATCGTAGGCTGCAATCTGTGAACGCTCATTGGCTGTCCAAGGTTGCATCTGTGCCATAGAGTACACCTTCTCTGTAGCTGTGCGTCCAGGCTTAACTGTGACACCAAAGATACGAGCCATTGGGTTAGCGTCTTGTATTTTACCTTCACGTGTAGCAACCCGTAGCTCTTCACCAGTAACACTATCAGCTTTATCAGTGAATGCTTCAATGACGTTATCAAAGTATTTAGTAGCAGCCTGAGTGAATATCTCTCCACTACCTTCAGCTTGACGTACATCTTTAGCTACGTCTGTGTCAGTGATAAACCCTGTAAGTTTATTAACTGCATCTAACGGACGTGTGAAGCCAGCGAAGTAGTTACCTGTCATCTTAGATATAGC